TGCCACGCTCCCACCCTTGGAACATCCACTTGGGCGCGCTCCGACCCGCTGGGGGCCGGGTGTACGGATTCCATATCGTACACCAGGTGAGTACAGATTTGCAGATACTCCAAGATTTGACGGTGGATCGGTACAGGTTCGACAATACGTCAAAGAACAATTTGATCGATTGATTGGTAGGAACGCTCCCGGCGTTGATCCGGTTGAGGCTCAAATGAAGCAACAACGAAACATCGACAAAGTCTTTCAACACCTCAAGCATTTGTTCGATCAGATATATACGCTCTATCAACAGTATGGACCTGACGCTGAGTTCTTTCGGGTTACCGGAATGCGCGACATGCAAAAGTTTTCCAAGGGGGCGCCAAGCGAACGCTTTGATTTTTATTTGCAATTTGATGCCGCTACGCAAGACCCGCAACAAATGCTTGAACGTGTAAAGACGGTTGCGGAACTTGGCGGTATGCTTGACAAGAACGGAACTTTGGACACCGAACGCTTGCTTCAATTGGCAATCGGACAGGTCTTGCCTGGCGCATCCGAAAAGGTATTGTTACCCAAGGAGACCGCTTCTCAAAATGCAGTCAATGAAGAACGGCAAACGATTGCGGAATTGGTCGCGGGAGTACCGCCAAACGTCAAACCGCAAGATGCGCATGAGTTGAAGATGCAAGTGTTCCAGCAATGGTTGGCTCAACCCGACATCCAACAAAAAGCCCAACAAGACCCCGCATTGCAGGAGCGTATTCAAAATTACATGAGTCAGCGCTCCATGCAGATTCAACAACAACAAAACGCTCAAATCGGCAGATTGGGCGCGATGCCCACGCAATTCGGACAGACTGCATCAGCGGCATGAAGAAATTTTCTAAGATCGGTCAAACGGTCTATCGACCAACATCAAAACCCAACATATCATGCGAGGAAGAAAAAAGACCAAGTACATGAGCAAAGGCGGAATGCGTAGAAAGCGCCGCTAATGTCGTTCCTTATAGCAAACGTTCCGCAGTTCAAAGTGTGGGTCCGCAAGGAGTTCACGCATAATCACATGAAATACGAAGGAGAATATCTGCACGGTTTGGCAATCGCAGTCTGCGCGATTCCCGATAGATGCTTGTCTTTTCAGGTCGTATTTACGGGATGTGATGAGGAAGACCCAAATCCACATGGCGGCGCAATGTGGGCAAGGATGCCAATCACCGCATTAATTGCGGACGTTCCCTACGAGGAATGGCCTAGTAAGTGTCCTACCCATATTGCCCAGCCATGGGATTGTCCGTCCCACGACATCGCCGTCATTAAACTTGACCGCGTAAGTTCAAGCCCTTGGATTGCCAAGCTGGACGGAGAGTTCTACAAAGCTCATTATATGTTCACCGTTGACTTCACGGGCAATTCCATTGCCGACGATCCCGCCCAACATAAGCAAAGCCACGTGCTTGAATTGATTGAGGGACCGTGGAAGGGACAAATCATCGCCCTACCCAATAATCGCGTTCGTGTAACGAACCCCGCATTGTGGTTGGTTGGTGAAGGTCCGCCTGATTTCGTTCCCAGTCAATACGTACATTCCGCTGAGAAGCATGACTCGTACACGGATTGGGAAACCACCTTTGACAATTTGTATGCGGATGACAAGAACTGATGAGCATAACTTATCGAGGTGAACGTTTTAGTGGTTATAATAAGCCCAAGAGGACTCCGGGTAAGTCGAAGAAGTTTGCCGTACTTGCCAAGGAGGGAGATAAAGTTCGCCTTGTTCGTTATGGAGACCCTAAGATGTCTATTAAGAAGAACATACCCGCAAGGCGTAAATCCTTCCGAGCAAGACATAAATGCGATGAGAAAAAGTCTAAACTGACCGCAGGATACTGGAGTTGTAAAAAATGGTAAGAAAATTGACAGGCAAACAGAAAAAGATTGCAGGGGCGGCAAAACCCCGCAATAGAATCACGAAGGCAGACTTTGTGGCCTTGAAAAGGCGGAGGAAAAAGAAAAAGTAATGCCCGCCAAAAAGAAAAAGACCAAGTCCCGCGTTAATGAAGCGGGCAACTATACCAAGCCCGCCATGCGCAAGCGTTTGTTCAATAAAATCAAAGCGGGTTCCAAGGGCGGTCGCCCAGGACAATGGTCGGCGCGCAAAGCCCAAATGTTGGCATCCGCCTATAAGAAAGCGGGTGGAGGATACCGCAACTGATGGCATTGAAAAAGTCGCAGAAATCGCTCAAGCGATGGACTAAGCAGAAGTGGAGGACCGCATCCGGCAAGAAGTCTTCGGAGACTGGAGAAGTCTACGCTCCATCTGCAACGATCAAAAAATTAAAAAGCACAAAATCGGGCAGGGCAAAGCTTGCGGCGGCAAACAGAAAGAAACGAGCCGCAACCAAAAAGGGCAAGCAATACGCCAAGCACGGACTGCATAAGGGCAAGAAGAGATAAAAATGTGCAACATCTGCAAAGAGAATGGTATTGGATTATTGTGTTGGTCATGTTCTTTTTCGAAAGAGATGCCATCATTGACTTAATGTTTGTTAGCCTATCCCTACTGTACGAACTCCTAAAATGAAAACTTATCATGAGATCGATCCTGAAGAAGCGGTTATTGCCTTGGTTGCGCTTAAAAACGACCCAAATTTTAAAACTTATATTAAAATGCGCGAAGCAATGCGCGAAGAAGTTATACGCCAGTTGCAGACCAAAGCGGTGATTGACAGTACCAACAGACACTTTATGATGACCGGAAAATTAGAGGCAATAGACGAGGAGTTGGACAACTTCTACAAACTTTGATTCAGTCATATCCACACCCAAGCCCGCACGATTTGGGGTAGTCGTGCGGGCTTTTTTGTTGCCTCTGTAAGTACATTGCACTATATTTTGCTACACTAGGCGATCTAGCCTTGAAGTTATGGAAACAATTACCGAAGAGGTTGTCTCGGAATCCTCTGAAAATTCCGTGGATAGTGAAACGCTAGGTGACGGGAACGTCTCGATGGCCGAATTTGCCGATCAGTTATTGAAGAGCAGACAAGCCAAAGAAGCTGAACCTGAACCGACCGAGAGTGAGGACGAACCCGCTGAAGAAACTGCGGAGCCTACGGAATCGCTTGAGGACCAATCCGTCGAGGAGATCGAAGCCGAGGAGGAAACTTCAGAGCAGACAGAACCTCAAAACGTTCTTTCAAAGTTTAACATAGACCTGGACAGTTTGTCCGAAGAGGAAAGTCGAGAACTTGCAAAGTCGCTGAACGCATCTGCGGTCAAGCGATTCGGAAGACTAACCGCTCAGAAGAAAGCATTGCTCGCGGAAAATGCCGAGTTACAGGCGCAAGCCCAACAAGCTCAACAACCTGCGACAAGCGAACTTCCTGAGTTCCTCAAGGACAATGCACTACACAACGTAGCCGACGAAGCCGCATTAGCCAAGGAAGTCGAGAACCTACAGACGCTCATCGAGTGGGCGGAAGAGGGGATGGACAACGAGGCGGAATACGACAATGACGGAAACGAGTACGTGCTGAAGGATGGGGACAAGACTTATACCAAGGCCGAGCTAAAACGCATCCGCGCAAATGCAAAGAAGATTCTTCGCAAGGATGCGCCCGCTAGGCAGAATTGGATCAAGGAACGCACCCAAGCCGACCAGCAAGCGATTCAAACTTTTCAGTTCCTTGGGGAACCGGAAAGCGACGACTACAAACTGTTTATGCAAGTCAAAGCTTCACCGCTCTACAAGCCTTTGGTCGAATATCTTCCCAATAGCAACTTTGCTTTAGGGTTGATGGTCGAAGGAATGAAGTCCGTACAAGCTAGACAAGCACAGGCGAATAAGCCGAAACCCAAACCCAAAGCTCCGGTAGCGAGCGCGGAAGCGGGATCGAGTAGGCCGAAAACGCCACAGGCTAAGAAGAACAAAGAGGTTGATGCCGCGAAGCGCAAATACGAAGCATCGGGATCAATGGCGGATTTTCAGACTTACATTAAACTCAAGCGGGCAACCGCAAAATAAAATCTTAATTATATCTAAGGAGGTAAAAAAATGCCTAAAGCATCTACCTATAATACCGTAGGCCAAAGAGAGGATTTGTCGGATGTGCTGACAATCCTTGAACCTGAGTCTACTCCGTTTGTCTCAATGGCAAACAAAGCAACTGCAACCGGAACTTTTTTCGAAGTTCAAGTTGATGACCTTAGTGTCGTCGATTTTTCGGGAATCAATGAGGGCGAGGACGTTTCGAGTTTTGATAACAAAGCCGCAAACCGCGCTCGTATCGGAAATTTCATTCAATCCTTCCGACGTACCTACGCAGTCTCTAATATCGCAGAACTCGTTGATACAGCGGGTGTTGCGAATGAATTCGCCGCTTCCGAAGCCAAAGCAGTTCGTGAAATCAAGCGTGACCTTGAGGCCGCCGTTTGTTCCGCACAAGATCGTCAAGCCGACTCCGGGACTGGTTCACCTTACAAAACTCGCGGAATGTTCAAGTTCCTTGGAGTTGGTGGTCAACCATCCGACATCCCAACGTTTGCTCAAAACGTTGCCAACGATACGACCGGAACTCAAACCGAAGCTACCTTTAATAGCGTTCTTCAGGAACTTTACGAAGCCAATGGAATGCCAGGTGGTCAGCTTACCTTGATTGCCGGACCGCAGTTGAAGAAAGAGATTAGTGATTTTGCCCGTCAGGCTGGCGGAGCAGGATTTGCATTCTCCGTAACTCAACCCGCAGAAAGCAAGAAGATCACGCTCACAGTCAACCTATATGAAGGCGATTTTGGAACCGTGGCCATAGTACCCTCGGTTTTTCTAAATCGCACCTCCGGTAGTTCAACTATCGACGGTGACGCTGGACTGCTTATTGATCCTGAGTACGTTGCCATCCACACTCTTCAAGCCGAGTCTAACTCAGAACTTGAAAATCAAGGAGGTGGCCGCAGAGGTTTCTGTTCCCTGATTGCTGGGCTTGCATGTCACATGCCTAAAGCCCATGGATTCTTTAACTAATGATAATCAATAACTTAGGAGATTTAAGACATGGGTGCTTTAACAAATCAAGAAGCCGCTAACGGATTTACCGATGAACTCAGAATTACTTTTGAGGACTTTTCGGTGGCTAATGCTGGCACACTCGCAGATCGCGCAACCAAAACGTTCACCTACACGCTTCCTGCCGGAAGTCAGGTTCGTAATTGCGCAGTCAAACTTGTAACCGCGTTTAACGATAGTGGTTCCGGAGACGATCTTACCATCACAATTGGAGATGGTGATGACGCTGATGGATATATTACTGCCGCTGATATCCATACTGATGCAACTGAGATTTCTTTCGTTGCTAATACTGGCGCGTTACTCGATAACGAAAATGGCAAGGTGTACGCTACTGCCGACACCGTTGACATTCTGTTTAGTCCTGATACAGACAATGATGCTCCATATAGTTTGAACGAACTTACCGCTGGTGAGATCGTAATCAAATTGGAAATCTGTCAGATATAAGACTACTAGGAATTACATTAGGGAGAGGTTCGTATGCCGGACCTCTCCCTATTCCTAACCACACAATAACATGGCGGATATATTCTTACCTAAATGGAAAGACGGAAACGGTTCACAGTTTATGAAAAACTTGGATCGTTATTTGCGTTACGAAGTTGACCTTGAACAACATGAGGCTTCGATGCGCGAACAAATGGCTCGCAAGGAAAACGCAGAGATGGGGTCTGCAAAGACTGACGGACTCGGACAACTCAAAGGCACGATTCCAGCCCGCGAATATTTTCGTTGGCATCAAGCGGAGCGTGGATGTTGGGGGGACAAAAGCTTCGTGAACGAATTCCTAAGAGACAATCCAAGCTTCAAAGCGAAGTCGATGGAAAAACAAAGTTTCAGCGGACCAAGTTTTAAGACTACATGAGGACAGTACCCGTCAACGATATGCTCACCGATCTTACCCAAATGATCGGGATTGACGCATTCTTGACCTCCGAGCAAAATGCCGCCATTCGTAGCTTCAATCGATATGGACGATTGGGATGGGAACGGGCAAGATGGCCTGATGCCATTCGCTTGGAACAAAAGATCCCTGATATACAGGTCAGGAACGTTAACATTACGAACGGAGGGAGTGGATATACCGGGACTCCAACCGCATCATTTTCGGGCGGGGGAGGATCGAGCGCCGCCGCCACACT